TGTAGAAACAGGTAATGATGGATCATAAGGAACTCTAGTTAATTGTTTATTATCTTCCATCTTAGTAACTGCATCTCCATAAACAGCACCTTCTATATTTGCAATCCAATCGCATTCAAACTCTTGTAGGTATTTCTTTTCTCCCATTACTTTCTTTGCGGCTTCTAACTCTTGATCATCTACAATTTTAGTTTGTGATGCTTTTGCTTTATAGTGAAACCATTGCTTATCCCCTTGTGCGTGCTGATATAATTCATAGAAGTTATTATTTGTTCCTTGTGGTGTTCCAATAAATACACACCAACCTTTTCTATCTGACAATGCTGGTCTAATAATTTCTGTAAATAACTTACCTTGTATATTTGCGTACTCATCAATGACACAACCATCAAGATAGATACCTCGTAATCCATCTGAGTTCTCTGATCCTAATAATGTTATTCTTGAACCATTGGGTAAATCGCAACGTAGTTCTGTTTCATTAAATTTAACATTAGGGATTAAAGCTGTGTATTGTTTCATATAATCCCAGGCGATTGATTTAGCTTGTTTGAATGTGGGTGCTATATAAGCGTATCGTGGTGCTTTCTGTGTAGAACGTAATGCTGACATGAGTAGATGATTAATCATGCACACAGTCTTACCAAATCTTCTATGGCAGACTAATACTGACCAGCGATACTTCTTCATGTTGAAATGAAGTTCTATTTGTTTTTCTCTTGGGTAGTAAGGTATCTTATATTGGGTAGCCCCATTTTGTATTACTGTTTCTGTAATCGTTGTCATTAGTGAATAGCCTTAGACTTTGAATCATTTATGATTGCATTCTCAATATTCAATAGCATCATTAACCATGAACTGAATATGGCTGAATGTTCTTTGTCTTCAAATCCTGTGAACTTAACTGTTATAGAGTTATCAGCGTTTATATATACAACTGCTTTTACATTAGCGTTGTAATAGTCTTCATCATCTTGGTGCATAATTCTGTTCATATACTACTAATGGTATTTTACTAATATATAAAAAGGTGGGTCAGGCAAAGGAAAAAGGGGTGGGTTGTTTATGGGGATAGGTGTGCATGAGTTTGTGATTTTGTGTTGCTGAGAGTTTGGCGGCAAACTGACTATGAGGCTACAAGTACGTGGAAGGCTTTGTGGCTAAAGGTATCCTGATAAGTCCCATGTATATATATAATAAAAATGCGGCGGCTTATTGGGGTATAGGGGGTGTATGCAATCCAAAATTGTGGCAACTTCTATAACCAATGCGATTTATAAAAAGTTTATTATGATAACTAATAACTTATCAGTATAAACTTAATCACAACCTACACGATACATATACAATAAACTGTTGCATTAATATCACAGTGTTGCATATCCGACACAATACACACATTGCAAGTGATCGCAATGTATTAATAAATAGCAACTATTTCACACACTTGATCTCAATACTTATTCACACAATCAAAGGTTTTGTTTTATGTTTTGTTTTTAATTGGTTGCTTAAATGTTTTATGTAATACAATCTAATAGCTAGTTGTTAATAACTTGGTCTAATGTCCAGGTTATTTCTTTTCTATATATCTTTTCTTTTTTTGCCTTTGTCTTTTCTTTAAACAGCTCCAATTCATTTAATCGCATAAAATAACACTCTAAAAATAAAATATAATAATTTCAATGACTTAATATTTTTATAGTATTTTTATTTATTTTTACTATTTACATTATTATTATTATAACCTAAAAGGCTATTAACAACAACTAACGAAAGGTAATAAAATGAACGTACAACAACAAGAAAAAATCAAAGACAGAATTAAAGTTATTAAGTCTGTTCTTGACCAAAACAAAATGGATCTTAATCAAATGTCTGCTTTGCTTGGTGAACGTAACGAGCTACAATATAAATTAAATAAAGCAAATATTAATTTTGTTCTTAAAGGTAAGAATAAATATTATTACGCTACACATTGCAGAATTTTCACTGATAATCTTTTAAAATATGGTTATGGTAGAAAAACACCTGAAGAGATTAAAAAATCAGGTATTTCTTTTAATGATCATTCAATAAATTTTGGTTACAGTACATATTGCGAGGATCTTAAAAGATTTGAAACTAAAACAGAGCTTCTTGGCTTTGTTGTTGGTTACAATGCAGCAATGTCTAACTGTAAAGATAATTAACTATTGTCAAATTGGTTATTTGATGATAGTATAATAACAAAACAAAACAAAACGAAAGGTAATGACATGAGTAAAATAAAAAAAGAATGTTACCAATATTTAGGTAACAGAGGCGTTTATCAGTCAATAAAAAGATGTGCTAAATATAATAACATGTGGTTTATTGTTTTTAGTGATTATCCTGATGACGTGGAAATTTCATTTATAACTTATTGTTATGAATGTTATGATGAAATTCCTACCAGTGTAATGAAATGGAACAAATCTTTTTATCAATCAATTAAAGATAAAATAGATTTAGAAAAAAAATTAAAGGAGGCTGCATAATGTTTGAAAGAGATGATCTAAAAGCATTAATTGCAACAGCTTTAATTATTCTTCTTGGCTATGCTTCAATGCACTTGCTAGTGTACCTGGATGAATACTTTAAATTAACTAACTACTAACAACAATGAAAGGGAAGACAATGACTGTAAATATAAAAACTTGGTACAAAACTGAGGGTTGGCTTTGTGATAATTGCCTATCTTCAAACATAACAAAACTACATCCAGAAGTTGAAATGGATTTATTTTGTCATGACTGCAAACAACAGGGTTATCAAGTAAGTGAATGGTTTATAAATAGAAATAAAAAAACAATAATGGAGGTAGCATAATGAAACAATACATGGTTTATAAAGGAGCAGGTATATATGACAACGAAGATTTTAGTTTTATTGAAAGCTGTATTGATGAGCCAGATAAAATTGAAATTGGCACTTGTTGGATCGGTGATGAAGATACTTACAACGAAATAATAAACAACTTATAGGAGGTAATATAATGAAAATTAAAAAACTAATTGAAGAGTTAAAATCTTATGGGGAAGACACAGAATTAGACTTTGTTATCTATTCTGGGAACGAAGATACAGACGAAGACGATACGCCTATTGAATATATAGGCGAGATTGACACATCATTATTACATGATGCAAATCCTAGATTGACAATAGGCTTTGAAATAGAAAACAAAAAACAAAAGGTAGCGTAATGACATCAATACAACAATTGAAAGAGCATATAACTAGATTGAATGATGAAAAATTATTAAATCAATTTGATCTATATTCTGGCTTTGACTTGCAAGATACCAAAGAGATAATTTATTATAAAATTATACAATTTGAATTGCATAGAAGACAATTGCTTGAACATAAATTAATAGAGGATGCTTACGAGGGTATATATTAAATGAAAAATAAATTTAAAATAGTTTTAAATGCTGATGACGTAGTTCATAACAGAAAAATATTGTCTGTTAAATTGCCTGTGTGGAAGAAGTTAATTTCATGCTCGGCTTACGAACAAACTCCAATTAGTAAAGTAATAGACAAGGCAATTACAAAATATATTGAAGAGAATAACTACGATATTGAAACAATATTTCAAAACAATGTTGAAGTTAAACAACAAAGAATGGATAGTTTAATTGACTATGATTTTAATGTTGTTGATCAAATAGAATACAAATAATTATTGTTCAATTATTTCTTTTTTATTATCGTTATATTGCTGCTCTAGATCACTGTACTTTTTTTCCAAATCAGGGTTATCCAACCAGGAGATCACAATATTATTTTGTTGTTTGCCTATGTTTATTTCTTTTTTATCACTGTATAAATCGCTTGTTTTACTTGCTAAAAATTGAATGAACTTTGTCTTTTCTCGTATCCAACTAATCATATTTGGATCTAAAGTATCGTGTGTAATATCTGCTTGGTAGATATCCAATAATTTATCAACTAAATTATTTATACCAATTCGTCTTGCGGTATCAAATTTAGTTTTTATTTCTTTGTTGTTTTCTTGATTCAAGAATTGATAAAACTTTATCAAGCTGCAAGGTAATGTCCCTTCCCTCTTTATACTTGCTAGTGTTTTTCCTTCGGATAGCTGCTCTAATACTGTATTTAGAATGGTATCGTCCAAGGTTATCAACTCTTGGCTTGACTTTGGTTTCGTAGTAATTTCTGACATATTCAATAGGCTTATCTCTAAATTGTTTTAAACTTGCAAGGCTTTTAATCTTTTTCTCATCTGAATAACCTGGCTTGTTATAACCTCCTTTATAAGCTCTATTCTTAAAGCCATAAAAGTTTGTATTTTGTCCACCATGAAATCTACATTTATAAATTTGAATACCATATTTATTAAATGAATTAGTTGGAAACCCTTTACTTTTACATGGATTGCCTGATTGCCTAGAAATATCCATGCAATAGATCTTTTTAGATTTAAATCCAGCCATATCATTTCTTTGGCTTACCTTGCCAGTCTAAATTATTTCTTTTATTATAGGCAATCTTGGCTTTGTATGCTGCTGATCTCATCTTACTATTTTTAGTTAATGCTTCTGTTATTCTTTGCTTGGCAACAGTTTCAGGCAACAGCTTTTTCTGACGCAACTCTTGCTGTCTATATTCCAACACCAACTTCATGTACCATTTATATGTTGGGTTATTTAATAGTCTGTTATGCTCGGCAAGTGGGGTAGTCTGCAAGAATTTAGACAATGTACTAATCAATACATCTTTATCATTCTTATACCTATTTATAATCTCATCTATTCTATTATCATTATCCATTTTATTTTTACTTATGTTATTAGATATGTTACTTGTATATGTTTTATTAATATGTGCATTAGGTACCCCACTGATGTGTACCATATTCCCCACCTGGGGTATATCGTACACTTCATTAATCAATAAAATAGGGTTGATTGTGTATAAGTTTGTTGATGAAAGCCGCCTAATTTTAATCAGTCCAGCAGTGCAAAGCAAGTGCATATAGTTTGTTAGGGTTTTTTTACTACAACCCAGATCTTTTCTGATCTTTGAGTACCTTGGATAGCACTCGCCTTTCTTTTGATTTACATACTTTAAAAGCATAACAATGATCGCTAAAGCATAAGGCTTTCTGCTATCTGCCAAGCCTTTGTAGCCAGGATGATCAAATAAAGCAGTTGGTATTCTAATATGTTGCTTGTATTTAGGCATAAATTATGAGCATTTGTGTTGTTTTCTAAGCCAATTCAAATAACCTATATATTCCAACTCATTTAATTCAACCAAAGACCCCTCAGAAATGGGGTCTATTTCCTCCAAAATGGCATTAATTTTTGCGATCTTAAAGGTTGGATGCTCCACACCCTCTATGTTATAATAAACTATATATGCTGGGATACCTAATTTAGTGCCAATATCAGCAGTAATATAGGCAACTTTGTTATATTTCCCTACATCATACGTGGATTCTATAATCGCAATACCATTTCTGCACCTAGAGCAGTACTCATAGGAATCAACATCAATCATCCTAAATTTATTATCTTTACTTTCGTCTTGTACATACCTATGCCATTCGTTGTACCAATTAACTCTGGCTTTACTAAAGTATATTTCCCTAGCCAAGTTCTACCTCTTTAATTGCTAAACCTATTTGTCTTGCAATCTGTGGTACAATGGAATTGCCAAGAGCTTTTATTCTATTTAATCTACCTTTGTCCAATTCATAGGATACCCCATTAGGAACTCCACAAAATTCGGATTGAGTTTGCCACCAGGTTTGTTGTCTTTCAATACTTGTCTTGGCAGCGAACTCTTCTGATCTCTGCTCTCTTTCCAAGTTATGTTGTATCCCGCATCCTTGTAATCCCTTGATACTGGAGTTGGATACATCTCTATCGCATCCCTTAATTTCACTCCCAATCTCTCTCCTTTCTTGTTCTCTCGGAAAAAATGACCATTCTCTATCTGTACATCTTTCGCTGCTCCACCCTCCATATCTGAAGCTGTTGGAGTTGGAAACATCTTTACTGCCATTGGTAGTGGCATTCCCCCTTGACTGTATTTCTTCGTTCTCTCTGATGCTGAGTCTTGCGTTGGTGTTGGATACATCATTTGATAACGTACTCTCGCTGAAAGATTTGACATTTTCATTTGTTTCCTTTTTTCTGTCATATTGTGTATAGTTTCTGGCATTGTGCGATCTTCGTATGCAGCTGGAGTAGGAAACAATCCAGATTCGTTTTCTTTGATGCCACGCACCGATGCCTGAAGCTGGAATAATAATACATTGGCTTTTGAAACCTTCGTTTTCCAAGTCATTAAGCACCTGTCTGAGTACCATGCCTTCGTTGATATTAACAATGCCTTCAACATTTTCGCCAATAACCCATCTTGGTTTGACTTCTCTAATAACTCTAAGCATTTCATCCCAGAGATAACGATCATCTGCTGTTGATTTTCTTTTTCCTGCAACGCTGAATGGTTGGCATGGAAATCCTCCTGTAATAATATCTGCTGCGTATCTTTCTCCTTTGACATTTCTTATATCCTCCTCAATGTTAATGTTGTTCCAATGTTTCTTTAAAATTTTTTGGCAAAATTTATCTTTCTCTACAAAACCAATCGTTTCAAAAAAACCTGTTGATTCTAAACCTAAGCTAAACCCACCTATACCAGAAAATAAATCAAGAAGTTTTAATTTCATTATTCTCTCTTTCTTTTTTTAATTGTAGATTAAGAGCTTGCACCTCTTCGTTAAGACGATCTATTTCTTTTTTTAATACCAAGATCTTCTCTTCATACATCTCGCAAACAACTTCTACTGTTAGTTCTTGATCAATCATATTAATTTTCCAACTTCTTAATGGATAGAATTACACCACGAGGGATAACTACTGCGTCGCCTACGTCTAGAGTAGAATCTGAATTAAAACTATATGTTGCAAAAGTTTTAACCCAGTCTTTATTCTCTTCATAAAGATAACCAATAGTTGTGCATGTAGCAGGAACAAGATCTTTTAAATCCTCTTCAGTATTCCATGCGTTGTCGCAACTATTAATATCTAACCAACTTATAATAACCTTATCAAAGTTTATGTGTCGCATACCAATACTCATAAAATTCTGATGGCGTGATGCCAGTCATTTTAGTTATTTGTTTCATAAACTTTGGATGTGGAATACGCTGACAGTTTTTCCACCTCAACAAAGTAACTGTGGGATTAGTTCCTTTTAATCCTAATAGTTTTGCCATATCTTTATTAGATAATTTCTTATCTTCTTGATATTGCGTTAGTTTGTGCTTCATTTTTTCTTACCTTTCTTTCTGTTTCCTTGCCAATCAAATGCTCTATGATAAGCAGCTAATAGTTTTCTTATTTGTTTATCAAATTTAGTCTTCATTTTATTCCTTTCGTTATGTTTAGAAAGCTAAGTAAACTAAATGGTTATTCATGTCAATTAAATTAATTGAAAATAGTTATTGACTACAATAACCAATTAGATTATTCATGTTTTAAACAATGAGAGGTATATATGGTTATTGATTTAACAAAGAATAATAGCATTTCGGCACTTAATAATTTTGATCCTGATATTTGCATTAAATATTATAAGGCACTTGGTCTAGACCACAGCTCGCCATCTCAAGATCAATTAACAACAAGTGATTGGATCGTCAGGTATTGTTTTTTTACACAAGAACAAAGGAGAGCTTTACAAGGTTCTTACAGAATGAGTGCTGGCGTAAGTATTGGTAGAGCATCACAAAAATATGTTTCTAAATATATGTATGAAGCAGAAAAAAAAATGCTCATTGAGAAAAAAGATTTAGATACTATCATCAAAGAAGAGTTAAACGAGTATGATAAATATGTTCCAGCAGATGAAGAGGATAAGATTCAAAAAGAAGATACAAAAAATTATCTTGTTGATATGATTAAACTGACTTGCAAAGCACTAGCTGATTTAAAATTAGGAGATGAAGTAGCAAGTGAAAGATACTGCACATATAAATTTAAAGAATTAGTTTTAGATAAAATCGGCAGAATAGATTACGAACAAATGGATAATTTAGGAAACAGTTCTAAAGCAAAACTAGTGGAGTTAAAAACAAAACACAGATCAAAAAGAAAATCAGATACCAAGCAAGGTTATTCTTGGATCAAAGGTTATCTACCAAAACAACCTGACATCAACCATGTTAAGCAGTGTGCTTTCTATTGGTACGCTACAAAGAAAACTCCTCACCTTTTGTATGTTAATCAAGATAGTTATAATGTGTTCACACCTGACACTTGTGAATTACTTACACCTGAGTACATGGAGTTCTTAGTGCAGCAAGATTTAATCACAGCAAAGATAAGACAGAACTTAGTTTATATTACAAAAGGTAATCCTTACGACATGGCTAAGTTAGTTCCACCACCAGACTTTTCTGGTTTCATGTGGAAGAACATAGCTGAAGAGCATGTCAGATTAGCAGCATCATTATGGGATAATGTATAATGGATACATATAATAATTTATTAAAACAACACGAAAAGATTAGACAACAATTTAGGCATGATGCTATAATGCGTGAAATAAAAAAAAGAGAGGATAAATTATTTAGAGATATGTTCATTAAATTATTTTTAGTTATAATTATATTTTTAATGTTAATTTATTTAATAGCTAAATGAAAATTATACTGACAATCATTCTTATGAATGGCAATGCACATTCATTTGAATCTAATATAGATAGAATTGATCCTCGTTTGTGTGATGCTTTATTTAATAAGCATACTTATGTACACACAAGCAGGTTCAGTACAGCAAGAAACAAGACAGGTATATACTATAAATCAAAGGAAGTGTTTGCATATACCTGTAATTATAAAATAACATAGAGGTAACAATGATAGAGAAAATAAAACAAGTTAATGAGCTAGCTGCTAGTTATGGCAGCTATATAAATCAGCATGGAAAAAAATGTATTAGTGTTTGGAGTCAGATTAAAGCATTTAGAGAAGTGTTTGGAACTGACTTT